CAAGTTTAAAGAAATATACGAAAAAGCAGAACGTATGACTAGCATTAAGAAGAAGTCTGTTCCTGCTATTGAATTGTTTTCTGCGTTTGTTCAAGAACGTAAAGACACAGGCAGAATTTATTTAATGAATGTTGACCATGCTAATACACACGGCGCATTCATCGAAGATGTAGCACCAATTAGACAAAGCAATTTATGTTGTGAAATTAATCTACCAACAAAGCCATTAAGTCATATACATGACGAAGATGGTGAAATTAGTTTATGTACATTAAGTGCAGTCAATTGGGGTGTTATTAAAGACTTTGAAGAAATGAATAAAGTATGTAAGTTAGCAGTTAGAGGATTAGATGAACTGTTAGACTATCAACAGTATCCTGTATTAGCGGCTGAATTAAGCACAATGAAAAGACGTCCACTAGGCATTGGTATTATTAACTTTGCTTACTGGATGGTTAAAAATGACATGACCTATCAAGAGCCAAACTTGGAATTAATTGACGAGTGGGCAGAGGCGTGGAGTTACAGTTTAATCAAAGCCAGTAACAAACTAGCAATGGAAAAAGGCAAGTGCCCAGGCACAGACGAAACAAAATACGGTTTAGGCATTACACCTAATCAAACATACAAGAAAGAATTAGATGAATTAGTTAAGCACAAAGAAAGACAAAATTGGAAAGAACTTAGAAAGAATTTAAAAGAACATGGTATTAGAAATAGTACACTAATGGCACTTATGCCTGCTGAGACATCAGCACAGATTAGTAATAGTACAAATGGTATTGAACCGCCGCGTGGATATATTAGTATTAAACAAAGTAAACACGGCGTACTAAAACAAGTAGTACCAGGCTTTCCATACTATAAAAACAAATACGATCTGTTGTGGGATCAAAAGTCGCCACAAGGCTATTTGAAAATAATGGCGGTGTTACAAAAGTACATAGACCAAGGGATTTCGGTAAATACTTCTTATAATCCTGAACACTATGAAGATGAAAAAGTACCAATGAGTGTGCTGATTCAGGATCTCCTCATGTTTTATAAGTATGGTGGTAAACAATTATACTACAATAACACATACGATGGACAAGGTGAGATAGATATCAACAAAGATGATAAACTAGAAGATCTGCCAATGGGGGAGATCGATGACGAAGACTGCGAGAGTTGTAAAATATAATGGGCGTACTTAATACTAAATCAAAATATACAAATAAAACAAATATGTTTTTATCTGATGACATGGGGATTCAACGATTTGATGTTCTCAAATATAAACAGTTTGATAAACTCACAGAAAAACAATTAGGTTTCTTTTGGAGACCAGAAGAAGTAGATATAATCAAAGATAGTAAAGACTTTAGAGAACTTACAGACTTTGAGCAACATATATTTACAAGTAATTTAAAAAGACAAATACTGTTAGATAGTGTACAAGGACGTTCACCTAACATTGCTTTCTTGCCTGTAGTAAGTCTACCAGAATTAGAAACCTGGATAGAGACTTGGGCATTTAGTGAAACTATTCACAGCAGAAGTTATACACATATTATCAGAAACGTATATCCTGACCCGAGCAAAGTTTTTGATGAAATGATGAATGTTAAAGAGATTATAGACTGCTCAGATAGTATAACAGAATACTACAACTCACTTATAGATTATAATTTGTTAAGAGATTCAGGTAGTGCTAAGTACGACGAGTACGAACATAAAAAACGTATTTGGATGTGTTTAATGAGTGTAAACATTTTAGAAGGTGTACGTTTTTATGTTTCATTTGCTTGTAGTTGGGCATTTGCTGAACTTAAGAAAATGGAAGGTAATGCTAAAATTATTAAACTGATTGCTAGAGATGAAAATGTTCACTTAGCAAGTACACAACAAATGCTAAAATTGTTACCACGCGAAGACACAGACTTTGAAAAGATTCGCGAAGAAACATATGACGACTGTACACAACTATTTTTAGACGCAGTAGAGCAAGAAAAGAAATGGGCAGACTATTTGTTTAAAGACGGAAGTATTATTGGCCTTAACGCAGATCTACTTAAACAGTATGTCGAGTATATAGCAGGTAAAAGAATGCACGCCGTAGGTCAAAAGAAAATATTCAATACCGGTACAAATCCATTACCGTGGACCCAAGCATGGATAACAGGTGGAGAAGTTCAAGTAGCACCACAAGAAACTGAAATAAGCAGTTATGTTATCGGTGGTACAAAGCAAGATGTCGACAAAGAAACCTTCACCGGCTTTACACTATAATATAAATATTCACATACACAGAGGAAACACATGTTACTACAAAAACCACACGCCAAAGGCGATATTGTCACAATCAAATTAACCAGCGATACCGAAATTATTACACGTTTTGTTTCACAAGACGACAACGGTATTACATTCGAAAAACCTATGGCAGTAAGTATAACTCCACAAGGACTTGGATTAATGCCTTGGTTATTCAGTGCTGACGCATCTAAAGAAATTACTATTGCTAATACGCAAGTATTTTGTACAATGGATACATTAAAAGATCTCGCTGATCAATATGTCGAAGGTACAACTGGAATCACGTTAGCAAAAGCATAAATACTAGTATGCCAAAAGCCGCAAGAAAAACAGCAGATATAGCCGGAGGGCCAATCAAAGAAGGGTCTGACAATGTAAAGATTGAAGGACTTGCCGCCGCACGAAAGGGCGATGCTATACAGGCTCATGGTGATTCACCGCATAAAAATCCAAAGATTGCTGATGGTTCGAGCAGAGTAAAAATTAATGGTAAGCCAGCCGCAAGAGTAGATGACCCTGCAACTTGTGGTCATGCTATTCAAGGTGGTGCTAGTCGTGTTAATATTGGATGATAGATAACGCCAAATTTGGCATTTCAAATGAAACTAAATTACATTTAGTTCCCATTAAAGAAAAATTACACTTTGATACAGATAAAGTTTATGACTTTAGACGTCGTACTATGTTAGGTGGCATTGGCATAGAATTAGACTTAGTTGAAGCAAATCTACATGAAGTAATACTGCCTTACACCACTACCGCAATATCAAAAAATCCAAAAATAGAAAACAATATAATTGATTATGTTAGATTACATTTAAAAGAATATCTACAGGAGAATAATTATAATTTATTTTTAAGTGGTGGTGTTGACAGCGAAAACGTTGCTAATATATTTTTACAATTAGGCATACGATTCACACCAATAATAGTCACATACGGTCATAAAGACAAAGTTCTTAATGATTACGACACAAAGTATGCTTTTGACTTTTGTAATAAACATAATTTAAGACCAACTGTTATAGATATAGATATAATTCCGTTTTTTAATACAGGTAAAGTAATGGAGTATTGCAGAGAGTATAAGTGTACTAGTCCACAGTTTCCTCCTATACTACACGCATTTGAAAAGATCGACGGTAACATAATTTATTCAGGACATCACAAAATATTTACAAATCTTTTTTACAACGCAAGAAAAGAATCAGCAGATTTAGAAACGGTATTAGATAATTTTACTTACAAAAATGATTTGTTTAATGACATAGACTACATGACCAAGCCTACATCATTATGGGTGTTTGATAAAGCATTAAGCAAACGCAATGACAACTCTTTGTCTGACTTTTATAATTGTACAGCCGATATGGCTCTAACACAAACTAACAATATGATCAACAATACAAATGTAACGTTCGATGAGTTACTAGATTACAATGTGTGGCAATATAGAGAAGGATACATGTATCATGGATTTGGTCAAGTTGATAATCCTAAAAACTTTAGATCGTTTAAGAAAGATAAATACGACTTTAAGATAAATCACATCTACACACCAAACAACTTGTTCGCTTTACCTAGAACTAAATATACTGGCTTTGAGGGTATCAAAAAGTTCTATTCAGATAAATACTTAGGTAAAGACATGTTACTCCAAGAGTTTGACAAGTATTTTAGAGAAACAATGTTGCGATCGACTATAGGTTTTGGACAGGAGGCTAGTAGGATCGTAAATTATATATTGAAGGAAGATTAATATGGCAGATAAAAACTATTTCGTATCAATGGTGAACCACTTTATTGATAGTGGAGTATCACCTACAGACTGGTCACCAGATGATCAAAAACAAGAACTAGTAACAGCAGGAGCAACTATTGTTAATGAATTTGCTAATATTGATAGCGGATTTTATGAGTTAACTATAGATGAGAGCAACATCAGTAGCATTACTGACTTAGCAAATGTTAAAGCAACTGAAGTAGTAGGAGCGGGTTCAAATGTATCAACTCTTGCTATTAGTGAATCAACAACAGAATGGCATAAGCAAAGATTAGTTACTAGGAACCTTCCACTAAGAGATACTTTCGATCCTGTTTACGAAGGTGACAACTCAACAGTTTATATTGTAGACAGTGGTTGCGATATATTACACCCAGAATTAGCAAATGCTACAATACAAAAAGTTCACAATCCAACTAACGGTGGCTACAACGATTTTATCGGCGGTGGCGGAGACGCATCAACATTTACGATTGAAGACGACCATGGACACGGTACAGCAATGGCAAGTTTCATAGCAGGCGACAAATTAGGTGTTGCCAGAAATGCTAAAATTGGAGTAGTAAAAGTTAGCGGTGCTAATGGGTCTGCTGATATTTCAGATGTTGCTAAAGGTGTCAACTCAATGTTTACACATAGAGCATGGGAAACAGCAAAAGACAGTGGTGGTACATACGCAACAGCAGTAGCACTTATGGCGTTTACGTTTCCAAAATCAGAAGCACTAGATAGGCTTATCACTTGTATGTGGAACAGACGTTTCTTAGTTGTTGCCGCGGCAGGTAATGCCGGTGGTGACGTTGATAATTATTCACCCGGTGGTCTTAACAGTATCCTTACAGTAGGTGCTAGTGACAGTTCAGATAACGTACCAGCATTCTCAAATGACGCAGGTGCTGTAGTTGAACCAGGTACAGGACTACAAACTAACGGTGGTGAAGAAGTTGATGTTTTTGCTCCAGGTGTAGCAATTAATTTAGCCACAATTTCAAATAGAAACGAAGGCGGTGGTTACGACTCAGTAGCAGACGAAGACTTATACGAAGTTGGGTCAGGTACCAGTGCATCAGCCGCAATAGTAGCCGGTGTATCAGCAATAGCAGTTCAAAGAAACCCAGGTTACAAAGCAGAACAAGTTAAAGACTTTGTACAATCACAATCCTTAACAGGAATGTTATTCCAAGATCCAGGATTGTATAGCACAACACCAAATAACATTGTGTATTTAGAAAATGAATATTATGCTACAGTATGGAACACTAATCCTGGTTCACTAGGTGAAACATTAATTAGTGGAGCAAGTAGTGTTGATCTTGCTTTAGATGTAGCAAACACAGTTACAGGTATTGCTAGTTCAGAGTTTGCCGCATTACCACCAGCATTAGAGTTAAGTGGTAACGCAACAGACGGTTGGAAACTCACAGCAAATACAACTGTAACAGCGGCATTAACAGAAGATAAAATATATAACTTTATTTTAACAGCAACTAAAAACGATAACACAGAGTTCAATAGACACTTTGCGTATGGTTTCTACACAGGTTCAGAAATTACAGATAGTAAAAGAGATGATGCCTCAGAAACATATTTTGTTGTTGACGGTAGTGATACTGAAGAAGTTCTTTATATTAAAGGTATGCAAGCCGCATTTGGTGGTGGTAACTTCCAACTTAAATAGAATCAATTTAATAAAAAGTAGGCTGGTAACAGCCTATTTTTTTGACTATTCAAAATAAATAATACTATGGACGCGAAAACAATCACATTTGAAGAAATCAGCAACGTGTGGCACTCTAAATTATGGCCAGATAGAGTTAGTCCAATTGAAACGCATAGTGCTATGACTTGGCCGTTTGATGGTAACCCAATTGAATTTGATATGGACGTTTTTAATTACGAACCAACATTCTTTGGAGTATTTAATAACAATAAACTAATAGGGGTTAATAGCGGCCACAGAACAAAAGATAATATATACAGAAGTAGAGGTATTTGGGTAGACCCTACTTATAGAAAAATAGGCGTAGCACAAATGTTATTTCTTATGACAGAAAGTCAAGCAGTAAGAGAAGGCTGTGAAATAATTTGGAGTATACCTAGAAAAAGTGCTCTCAAATCTTATACTAAATTTGGATTCGAAACTGTGGGAAATTATTTTGACGAGGGCATGGAGTTTGGACCTAACATATATGTTAAAAAGGAAATAAATGTCAATAATTAAATTACATGGGCCTAGAAACGATAATGAACCAAATGACATAACAGTTCAATGGAGTATGGGCAACTTTTGTAATTTTGAATGCGAGTATTGTCCTACACAATTACACGATGGCAGTATGCCATGGAAAACTACAGAAATATATTTAGACGTAATAGACAAAATATGTACTCATTATTCTACACAAAATAAAACTGTAAACTTTGAATTGATTGGCGGCGAAGTAACAACTATACCAGGCTTCATAGACATACTACAAAAAATAAAAGAGCACAATGGTAGAAGTATTGTGTTTACTAACGGTAGTAGGTCACGTAATTGGTGGAGGAAGGCAAAACATTACATAGATGATTTAATTATAAGTTTTCATATTAATAGTATGCACGAAGATGATTTAATTGACATGGCAGACGAAATAAGCGATACAGTACCAGCAAGTTATCACTTAGCAGGCGTAAAAGATAGTTTACCTGATATAGAAATATTACAAAAAAGATTAAGAGAAGTATATAGAGATAATAAAGTACAGGACTACTACGGTGTTAATATTGACATAAAAACAATGTATAAAAAACTTCTTGGACCAGGAAGTAAACAAGAACCTTTTTACAATTACGATGGTAACGATTGGCGTATTATAAATTTACCAGCATGGGAAATAGATCCGTCACCGCCACCACCACAAGAACCTATAGTATATTATCCACCAGAAGATAATCAATCACATTTCTTATTTACAGTAATGGCTGACGATAAAACTGTACGTTATATGGAGCCTGATCAAATAATGAATCAAGGCTTAAACAAATTTAAGGGAATGACATGCCATATAGGCGAACGTGGGTTTAATATTGACATGCGTGGCAATATTGTTAGTAGTTGGTGTGGTGCTAAAATTTACGGTAATGTCTTTAAAGATAATTTTGAATTACCCACACCAGATGGGGTAGTGTGCCCGCACGAACATTGTAATAATCCAAAAGATATCGCTATTCTCAAAACTGCCTAAAACCACTATCAAAAAACATATTCGATATAAATAGATTGTATAAAAGGATATAAGTTACTTTTATATTATTTTTGCCCACATTCAAGATAAAATTTTTAATGACATGCTAGGTTGTGTGTCGTAGTATCCTATTTTTGGGCAATTACGACAGACAACAATGGATGAATTAAAAGACAAAGCAGAATTATTTACTCTAATATCAATATTTCTTGTAAGTATTCTTGCTCTCACACCAGGATCATGAAGTACACAATTTGTTACATGATGCTACTCTTTGCCGCACAAACTGATAATATAGCAGGTATTTTACGTGGCATAAGAGATATCAATAATACACCATATCACTTGGAGCCTAGAAAAGATGAAGTATAAAGTTAGAGACGCAACACCAGAAGAGTTTGCTGAGTGGAGGGAAACAGACTATTGGAATAAAATGGATTTTGATCCATTAGTAATGTTTGTTGCCATACCAACAATAGTACAAGTAATGTGTATGGGCATGATGTTTGCAGTTATGTATCTTAATTATAGAGTATTTTGATTATTGAAGCATTAAAGGCCGTAATAGGCGTAGGCAGGAAAACTGATAAAATAGAATTAACACCTCTGACAATTATTTGGTTTGCATTTTTAGTAGCCTTATTATTTCTAGGTGGCGTAAGCGGATTATTATTCTTGACAAGTTTAATTATTAATGTATAATAAATACTATTATGAAAAAGCAAAGGACAATTCAGAAACCCAAGCCGCGATATGCCAAAGAGTTGTTTTCCCGCGACACTCCCTATGGTCATAAAGTTCAACGTGACCGCACAAAAACTATACCACGTAAGCAGAAGTATAAAGAAGATTTATCTGGCAAATAAGGTAAATACAAGTAACAAATTAACATAATAAAGAAATATATGTCAAGTAAAACACCTTATGAAATCCGTCTAGAACTTATTCAAGAGGCTAGACTCATCCTCCAGGCAAAAGCCAACAAACCTGAATACATGCCAACGGCAGAAGAGGTTATCGAAGAAGCGGAAAAACTAAACAAGTTTGTATCCAAAAGACCCGAGTAATCACTCAAACATAAAGTAAATAATATCTAAGTAAGCCACCGTAACTCAGTTGGTAGAGTAACTGATTTGTAATCAGTAGGTCGTCAGTTCGAGTCTGACCGGTGGCTCCATTTTAATAAATAAAAAGCACACACAACTAACAGGAACACAAATGGCACGGAATAAAAAACCAAGAAACAAAAAATACTCAGGTACTAAAAAAACTGCAGAGTCTAACAATTTAGAACCAACCTCAGTCATAGATCAAGCAAACTTAACCCCAGAGCAAATCCAAGCAGAAGAAATTTTGTTTAGTTTATTGGAAAGAAAAATCGAAATACCGGTAGAAGCATTTGAAGGTAAACACTTGTTTATTGCTACACCATGTTACGGTGGTCAAGTATCTGAACCATACTTAAGAAGTTTAGTAAGATTAATTCTATTAATGAATAGATTTAATGTTGAATTTACACTAAGTACACTAGCAAATGAAAGTTTAATTACAAGAGGTAGAAATACACTTGTAAGTTTCTTTATGGAAAATGAAAAAGCAACACATTTGTTTTTTATTGATGCTGATATTGAATATCACCCTGAAGATGTTCTAAGAATGTTAGCATACGACAAGCCTGTTATTACAGGAGCATATCCTAAGAAAGCACTCAATTGGGATAGTATTATCAATGCCGCAAGGTCACCTAACTTAAACGAAACTCCGGAAACAATCGAAGGACATAGTTCAAACTATGTAACAAACTTTGATTATCCTGAAGACGAAGAAGGCAACAAAGTTCCTAATGTACAAATACAAGATAATTTAATAAAACTTCTTGATGCTGGTACAGGTTTTATGATGATTAAAAAAGAAGTCATTCAAAAAATGTTTGACATGTATCCTGAAACAAAATATAACAATGATTTAAATATTGATAATAAATTTGAGCCGTTTATGTATGCGTTATTTGATTGTATTATCGATCCAGAAAGTAAACGTTACTTGTCAGAGGACTATACATTCTGTAGACGTTGGCAACAAATTGATGGTGCTATTTGGTTAGACCCAAGAGTTGCTCTTAATCACGTTGGACATTATACTTTTAGAGGCAATGTAAGAAAGATGCTTACAGGAGAATCTACGTCAAGTAACTATGTATCGCCTGATCAAAGACCATTTGTAGTTGGTAAATCTGATAAAGTTAATACACCTAAGGCTGAAGAAAACACAACAAGTCAAAATAAAATACAACTGAGTAAAAAGAAATGAAGAAGATAAGTGTACTATTAGCAACTAGAGGAAGACCAGAGATGCTAGAAAAAAGCATTGACAGTTTAATGACTAACGTCAGTGATTCAGAAAATGTAGAAATAATGCTAGGCATCGATAACGATGACCAAGATACTTTAGATTTTGTTCAGACTGACGAATTTCAAAATAAATTACAAGATGAATATAATGTAGATGTACAAGCAGTTTTATTTGATAGACTAGGTTATAAAAATCTACATCAATACATGAATCAACTTTGGGGACAGGCACACGGCGAATGGTTAATGTTGTGGAATGACGATGCTATTATGGAAACCAAAGATTGGGATTTAGAAATTGGCAAATTTGATGATAAGTTTGCTTTACTAAAGTTTAATCAAGTTAATCATACACACCCATACGCATTGTTTCCAGTGATCCCTACAGACTGGTGTAGACTAATAGGTAACTTTAGTTTGAACGCACAAAACGATGCTTGGTTAAATCTTATTGCTAAACCGTTAGGCATAATTAAAAACATTCCTGTTGATGTTGTTCATGATCGATTTGATTTAACGGGCAACAATGACGACGAAATATTTAGAAGTAGAGAATACGCAGAAGGCAATCCACAAGATCCAAATGATCTAATGAATGAAAGTATGATTAAAACAAGAGATGCTATTATACATAAAATAGCATGGTATTGTGATAGAATAGGTCAAAAAGAAACTAGTGAATATTTTGCTAAAGTAAAACAGGGCGAAATTGACCCTTATGAAGATTGGAAAGAAATCAGAGAAGAATCAGTAGGATTAGGCTCTGGTTTATAAATAGTAGTATGGCAACAAAAGGAAAGAAAAAGAACGTCACAGTTTATTTGATACCGGAAGGGGAAACAAGAGATAGTCATACTTATCACTATACAGCAGTTAAAACAAAAACACTCATACAAGAAAACAGGAAACTTAAGATGAAAAAGTATAATCCTGTTAAAAGAATACATGAGATGTTTGTTGAAGCAAAACTTCCTAAACATCAGAAATAATAGTTGACAACTACCATAAATAGTAGTATAATAGGTTATTATGGAAGAAAAAAGATATAAAATTTTTGTATACGGTACACTGAAATCAGGCAACTCTACACGAGGCCTAGACGGCATGGGTTTTGAAGGTATCGATATGAAAAAAGTTGGTCTAGCAGTTACCACAGAACGTAAATTTAATATGGTAGATCTAGGCTCATTCCCGGGTGTTATTATTAATGGTACACACGACGTTTCAGGTGAAGTTTGGGAAGGTGGTGAAGACTTTTTAGAACTATGCGATAGCATAGAAGGCCATCAAGGTGACAAACTTAATAACTTTTATCACAGAGATTTAGTTAATACATCAGAAGGAAAAGCATACATATATCATTTAGATCCATGGTATTGGAGTGATTACGGTGACGAATACGAGAACGTGCCCAGCATTACATTGTCTAATAACACACTTACTTGGAAAAGATAATGGAATACGCAACACTATGGAACAACTCGTTAGTTGATGCCAACGATCCTGTTCTACGTCAACCAGCAACAATTGATCCACTAGAAACTGATATTGTGTGGCAAACAGTTGAACAAGAAATGTTCAAACTAATGCATGATAGGTTAGGCTTAGGCTTGGCCGCACCGCAATTAGGTAATCCAGTAAAGATGTTTGTAATGACTCATAGTACACTAGGCGACATAGCAGTATATAATCCTAAAATATTATTTCAATCAGAAGAAACTATAAGTCTTGAAGAAGGATGTCTAACATTTCCAGGTTTATTTTTTCATGTAACTAGGTCTGAAGGCGTACAAGTATCATTTCAAAATAGGAAAGGTGAAGTCCAAGAATTAGAATTAGACGGTATGGACTCACGATGTTTCCAGCACGAAACAGATCATGTAAATGGTGTTTTATATCTAACACACATTAGCGATTTTAAACTACAACGTGCTATTAAAAAAAGAGATAAACTTGTTAAAAAATATACTAACATGAAACGTAGTGTTAGACGTGTATGAAGTATCCATTCTGGGTCTTTGATTGGAACCGTGTAAAAGATTATCAAGACCAATATCCACTAACTAAACAAATATTTAAATACCCACTCAGTCTTTGGTACGGTAATCGTAGTGCAAAGCCTATAAAAAATTTATATAAAAGTTTACGCAGACTATTTAAAAGAAGTGGTGACAAACTACCTGTATTAGTTTTATATAATATGCCTAATAGAGACATAGGACAATACAGTAAGGGCGGTGCTAAAACACAAGAAGAATATTTACAATTTGTAAAAGACTTTGCTATAGGGTTAGACAATCATGCTCCTATTGTTATTTTTGAACCTGATGCTATACCTCATTTAACACATTTAGATAAAGGCGAAGCAAAGAGTAGAATAAAATTAATTAAACAGGCATTAGAGATACTAACACAAACTAATGCGATTGTATATGTAGATGTAGGACATAGTAATTGGTTAAGTCCAGAAGAAGTGAATCAATTCTTAAATAAAGTTACCAATACTAAAGTAAGAGGCTTCTCAGTTAATGTAAGTAATTATAGAACAACATTAGAGTCAGCCAAATGGGCAAACAAAATATGTGAACTTAGACCACAAGACTATTATGTAATCGATACTAGTCGTAACGGCAACGGGCCTCATGGAAATGAATGGTGTAATCCTCCTGGTAGAGCATTAGGAGAACCGCCTACAACAGAAACAGGTCTAGAGAAATGTGATGCGTTTCTTTGGATTAAGATACCAGGCGAAAGCGATGGTAAAGCAAACGGCGGTCCAAGAGCAGGCAGGATGTGGGGCGAAATGGCCGAAGAATTAGTAAGGAATACAGAATGGATAAAAACTTTATAGTAATAGATAATTTCTACAACAATGTAGATGATGTAAGAGAATATGCTCTTGAACAGCAGTTTCAAACAGAAGGAAATTATCCTGGACTTAGAACATTAGCAGAACCCGATCCGCAACACGGGTATTTAAAAACATTTTTTGAAAATGAAGTAATAGGCAAAAAGATTGCGTATTGGCCTAGAGAGTACAATACAGCATATCAATACACAACTGAAGAGTCAACTACTTGGATACATCATGACGATACAGAATGGGCAGGTGTACTTTACTTAACACCCGATGCTCCTGTAGAATCAGGAACAGCAATATATAGACACAAACCAACAGGTATATACGAGTGGGATAGAGTAACAGATTCTCATAGTGATTTTAACAGTTCAGATTTTTTAGGCGACAGCCATATGGATCAATGGGAACAGATAAACTTTGTAGGAAATATTTATAATAGATTAATACTTTATAAAGGCAGTATGTACCATCGTAGTGTTCTACCTGGTTTTGGAACTGATAAATATACTGGTAGATTATTTCAAACTTTCTTTTTTGATACGGAGGATTAGTGGACAGTTACTGGGAATGGAATAAAGAAAATTTTCCTTGGCATTACGACCCAAGCAGTAAACAGTCTGACGTCCAATATGTAGGTAGATTTATATCTGAACCAGAAACGTTGCTTACAGACGGCGTAAATGCGTCTAAGAAGGCCTTATGCGACGAAGATGTATATGACGAAGTAAGTATTAAAGGCAAACCATATAACAAAGAAGCCGCAGAGATTATGGAAGGTTACCATAATGATCTTACTCGTGCTGGCTACACATCTCATAATACAGGTGGTCGACAAACAAGAGATAAGTTACATCATGTAATGAATCTAATGGCTGAGAGAAGCGGTTTATGGAATCCGCAAATAATGTTTTTAGAACAACCACCAGGAAAGTTTGTGCCATGGCACAGAGATAGTTACAATAACTATAGACGTAATCATGCTAAAGTAAGTGACGATACGGAAGTTATACGTTATTTGGTACAACTGAATGATTGGCAATGGGGGCATTATGTTGCTGTTGGCAATGATGTAATACATCAATACAAAATGGGCGACATACATTGCTGGCCCGAAGGTATATATCATTGTACAGGTAATGCTGGCTTATGGCCTAGGTATTGCTTAACTATTACTGGTGTAGTTACTCCATCGGCACTACATCTCAGAAAACCAACAGATTTTAAAATATAAAATGGCTTTTGTAGTAGGCAGTCCTTGTGTAGGGTGTAAAGATACAGCATGTGTAACAGTATGCCCAGTAGATTGTTTTTACGAAGGGCCAGATATGTTATACATCGATCCTGATGAATGTATTGATTGTGCTCTTTGTGAACCTGAATGTCCAGTAGAAGCAATATGGAGCGATGACGAACTTCCTCCTGAACAAATTCCATTTATAGAAATTAATGAAAAAGGTGCTGAGAAATATCGTGATGCCAATATTGTAGATCAACAAGAACCTAAAGCACACGCCTCGCCGTACTCAACTCTAGAGGCAATTAAGGTAGTTCAAATAGATTAACAAAAAGAGATAAATACTGTTATGAACGCAAGTGACGTAATAGTAATATACCCAGGTAGATTTCATCCTTTTCATAAAGGGCACAAAGGTGTCTATGATTTGCTAAACGGCAAGTTTAAAAATGTCTACATTGCTACATCGGATAAAGTAGAAGCGGACAAATCACCATTTAGTTTTGATGAAAAGGTCAAAATTATGAATTTAACTGGTGTCCCAACAAGCGACATATTAAAAGTAAAACAAACATATAACGGCAACGAATATATGTCACGTTTTAATAACTCTTATGGTTTAATTTTTGCTGTTAGTGAAAAAGATATGTTAGATGATCCACGTTTTAACTTTCCAGCAAGTGGTATGAGTTTAAAGAAAAACGGTGAACCAGCATATTTACAAAAATTTACTGACCTTAATAGTGTCGAAGATATGACCAAACACGGGTATATAATGACAGTTCCGACTACCAGTTTTAAAGTAGCAGGACATGACGTAAATAGTGCGTCACAGATACGATCTTTGCTAGGTAGCGAAAATGTAGACGATGCAAAGCAGGCATTTGTTGATTTATATGATAAATATAATGAAACAGTATTCGAGATTATACGAAATAAATTAGGTAAGAACACAATGGAAAATATAGACTTAAACGAACTAAGAAAACTAGCAGGACTTAATGAGGTCGATATCGATCAAGACGACGATTACTCAGATGTTCCTGGCTTTAAAGAAAAGCCAATGTTTGATCAACTTGGAAAAATAATTGACAGTTATGAAATGTCGCAAGATGGCGACGATATTAAAAATCCATTATCGACTGTAAAAACAGATGATGGCGAAGAAGTTGAAGTTAGTGTAGGAGAAGCAAGAGCATTAAAAGATATGATGGAAATGCTATCCAGTGCTAGAATGGGTGCTGAAAAATCAGCAAGAGAAAAGTTTTTAGATTCTATACAAAGTTCTGAAGGCCTTCATAGTATGTTAGAATTTGCTAGATCAAAAGGTTTAGTAAAAGAAGAATACACAGGCGAAGGCAACAAATTTGTCGGTGCTCAAGTTGGTAAAAAGAAAGGTGATAAATTTAAAGTAGATGGTAAAACATTTACAAAAGAGGAAGAATTAAATTTAGACGACATTAGAGCAGACTACGGTGTTGAAGAAGGTAAAATGAAAGACGTTGCTATGGATATGGCAGACGAATTTTATGATAGAGTAGCACAAAATACAGACAATGGTAACGACATAGGTCAAGCAGTTGTCGATGCGTGGGACGACGCAGAAGAAAATCCACCAGAGTGGGCATTAGATGACGAAGCAAGACAAATACTAATTGATGCTGGAAAAATTGGACCAGAGATGGAAGAACCAGAAATGGAAGAAGCGGCAAAGCCTGACTATATAGATTTAGATGGCGACGGTGATAGAAAAGAGTCAATGAAGAAAGCCGCTAAAGATAAGAAAAAGAAAGAAGAAAGTTTTGATCATAGAGCAGAACAAAGTCGTGAAGAAGAAGCATACGAAGAATTAATGAATGCTCTTGATAAAGGTGGCGAAGAAGCATACGCAAAAGCATGTGGTTTATCAATGGAAGAACTTGATGATGAAATGAGTGAGATTGGTAGAGAAAGAAACTTACACATGGACGATGACAGAGATGAAATTATTCATGCTCATGCCGAAGAAACTGTAGACAACGCAGATTGGAAAGATCATGGTGAAATGGATCATGACATGGGCGAAGATATAGAAAGAATGAAGCATTTAGCCGGTATCGATAATATAACAGAAGTTAAATGGGATTGGGACCAAGGCAGTTACGACGAAAAAGCAGGATACGATAGTAATTATAGTTTATGGCGAGACGAAGCAATGAGAGATAGATCAAACTTTGGTGCTGAGCCTTTCAAATCCGAAGAAGAAATGCGTAAATCATTTGAAGACAGCATGGAAAGAATGGGTATTGATATTTTTAAACAAAAACAAATGAGTCTAGCAATGAAACAAAAGAAAGATAAAGAAGAAAGAGAAAGATATTCTACTAAGCCAGAACAGGTATCAATGGACTTTTAATATGAGTAAAGTAAGCAAAGAAGATTTAAAAAAACTACAAGAACTAGCAGGTATCTACACTGATACACTAAATGAAAAAGATGCTGGCGATAGTAGTAACCCTAAGTTAGCAGTAGGACACGTTGATAATGAACGTGACATGATAAGAAGACAATTATATCAAATGGGAACATATACAGTTGAATTAGCAAAAATGTTAAAAGAATTGCCAGATTCAGATTTTCCAAATTGGTGGCAAGCAAAAATTACTAAAGCAGGTTCGTACATAAGTGATGCTAAACATTATTTAGAAAACACTATGGCAGTACCACCAGGAAATGATATGACTGGCGACGGTTCGCAAGGAACTGTTGATGTTGTTGATCCTGATTTCGAAAGAGACGACGTCCAAGATCCATCAGGCGTAAGTTAAACCTTTTCTACACTACTGTAACGTTAAAGAGGTGTAAATACAACTATGACTGATATCGATGCTTTACAACTAGAATACTCCAAAAAAATAGAAAATAATGGTGCTATTGTATTTGTAGGATCAAATGATAGATCTAATTTTGACAAGCATTCAGAAATACATTACAACTATTTACTAGAACAAGGCTTACAACCAGAGCATGTTTTCCTTGATGTTGGATGCGGAGCATGTAGAACAGCACAACGAATTGTACCATATCTAAATCCTAACAATTACTATGGGTTAGACAGAATGCCCGAATTAATAGAATATGGATTAAATGAAGTGTTTGAACACGAAACAGTCATTACCAAGCAACCAAAATTTTCAGTTAATTCTGAATTCAATTTAGACTTCGTAGATAAAGAAGTTGATTATGTTTGGTGTCAAAGTTTAATGTCTCACTTAAATATAACTGATATACAAAAATGTCTTAGTAATATAAAAAATATATCAAATGACAATACTAAAATATATTTTACCTACTTTCAGCAACACGGCAAATCAAGAGACGACAATGCTGATAGCAATTCTAAAATAGATATAGAGTATGATAAAAAAGTTATGGACAATATTGTAAGTGAAGTAGGATTAACAAAGATTTTTAACGGAACTATTGGCCATCCAAGAGGCCAATGGATGTACATTTGTAAGGTATAAATAAAATTATGAAAGTTGAAATATATAGCAAACCACAATGTCCATACTGCGACATGGCAAAAGCATTATCAGAAAGAGAAGGACACGATTTAACAGTTAAAATGTTAGACGAAGACTTTAATAGAGAAACACTAATGGAAACATTTCCAGGTGCTAGAACATTCC